CCCGTTGAGTGCATGAAGCGCCCGATAGAGAACAACTCAAGTCCAGGCCAAGCTATTTACGAACCATTCTCAGGTAGTGGCACAACCATCATTGCAGGCGACATGACCGGGCGGCATATCTACGCGATGGAACTGCATCCGCCTTACGTCGATGTCGCCGTTAAACGCTGGCAGGAATTCACCGGGGAGCAGGCAACATTGGAAGGGACGGGTAAGACATTCCCGTTAATAAAAGGCGATGAAGACATGCCCGCCATTCAAGCCGACTGAGGACGACCGCAAGATGGCCGAGCAGATGGCGGCGGTTGGCATCCCGCAGGAAAGCATAGCCCGTGTGATCGGCATCGACCCGAAGACGTTACGCAAACACTTCCGCGAGGAACTGGACACAGCCGAGATAAAGGCCAACGCCAAGATCGGCGGCACGTTATTCAACAAGGCCATAAACGGTGACACCACGGCGGCCATTTGGTGGTCGAAGGCGCGCATGGGCTGGAAAGAACGCACGCAGTTCCAACATGCCGATGCGGACGGTGAGGTCATCCAGACGCACGGCGTCCTCGTCGTCCCGGCAACAGTCAGCATGGAAGAATGGGTAGAACAAGCGCAGCGCTTGCAGAAACCCCCAGAGTAGTCTGGGCGCCGCAGCCGGGTAGCCAGGCGGTGTTCCTAGCCTGTCCGGCATTCGAGGTGCTTTACGACGGCACGAGGGGGCCGGGCAAGACAGACGCATTGCTGATGGACTTCGCCCAGGACGTGGGCAAGGGTCTCGGGGCAAGCTGGAAGGGCGTTCTATTCCGCGAAGAGTCAACCCAGCTTGAGGATGTCATCAGCAAAAGCCTCAAGTGGTTTTCGCAGATGTTTCCCGATGCGCGCTACATTGGCCACCCGCAAGCGAAGTGGGTGTGGCCGACTGGTGAGCAGCTTTTATTCCGGCACATGCGGGTGGCGAAGGACTACTGGAAATACCACGGCCATGAGTACCCGTGGATCGGCTGGGAAGAACTGACGAACTGGGCCACGTCCGAGTGCTACGACAGCATGAAGGCGTGCTGCCGGTCATCAGATCCGCGAGTGCCCAGGAAATACCGGGCGTCGTGCAACCCGTTTGGCGTCGGGCATCATTGGGTCAAGGCGCGGTTCGTAGATCCAGCCCCGGCCGGTGTGCCGGTGCAGGACAAGAGCGGCAACTGGCGGGTCCGCATCCATGGGCGGCTGGCAGAAAACAAGTTTCTGGTTGACAACGACCCGGCATACATCCGGCGCCTTGAGGCCATCGAGGACGAGAACAAGCGCAAGGCCTGGCTGGATGGTTCATGGGATATCATAGCCGGCGGCTTCTTCGACCGCTGGGACCGGGACAAGCATGTCATCAAACCCTTCACCATCCCGGAGCACTGGCTGCGGTTTGCGTCATTCGACTGGGGCTATGCGCGGCCGTTTTCCTGCGGCTGGTGGGCGGTCGCCAGTGAGGTATACGAGCACCCGGACGGGATAATTCCACGCGGCGCGATGGTGCGCTATCGGGAATGGTACGGGAAGTCCTCTGACGCCAATGAAGGCATCAGGATGGATGCCGAGGACGTGGCGGAAGGCATTGCGAGCCGCACCAAGGAGAAGCTTGCATATTCGGTGGCCGACCCGTCCATCTTCTCACAGGACGGCGGGCCGTCTATTGGCGAGCGCATGGCGGCGCGGGGGGCGGTATTCCGACGCGCCGACAACAAGCGTGTCAGCCGGCGCGGTGCCCTGGGCGGCTGGGACCAGATGCGCGCACGGATGCGCGGCGAGGACGGCAGGCCGATGATCTATTGCTTCAATTCCTGCGTGGACTCGATCCGCACCATCCCGGTGCTGATACACGACGAGAACAACCTTGAAGACTTGGACTCCGACATGGAAGACCACGCCGCCGACGAGTGGCGCTATGCCTGCATGTCGCGGCCATACACACGCCCGTCACCGCCGAAGGATGGCGAGTTTGAGATATCAATGCAAGCCGAGACCTGGGAACAGATGATGAAACGCATTTCACGTGACAAAGATGAGTGAAATTGAAGCCGCCACGCTTGAGCGTGAAGACGACCTGGGTAAGGACGGCAAGGCCATCGTTGCGCGTTGGCGTATGGAATTGAAGCTGGCCGAGAAGGCCGAGAAAAGCTGGCGGACGGATGTCGCGCGCATCCTGGACATCCACGCGGGCAAGACCAAAACGGAATTCAACATCCTGTGGTCGAACACGCAAACCCTTTCGCCGGCGCTGTATAACCGCACACCACGCCCGGATGTGCGACGGCGCCACCGGGATGAGGACCCAACCGGCAAGGATGTGGCGGACGTTCTTGAGCGCGGCCTGGCCTACTCGGTTGACCATTATGACTTCGACCCGATGATGGAGGCCGTGGTCCGCCACGTCATTCTGGCGGGCCGGGGCGTCGCCAGGGTGCGCTACAACCGCACGGAAGAACAGCGCGACGTGATGGCCCCGGTCGAGGTGTCAGAGGACGGGTTTTTCGCTGACGGTGAATTGATCGATCCCGCCGAGGTGATGAGGGGCGAGAACGGCCCGGAGATCGTCGTCGGGACCGAGGACGCGCTGACCTACGAGACGGTCGAGTGCGAGGTGGTGCAGTGGGATCGCTTCAGCATGTCGCCCGCCCGCTCATGGGAAGAGGTCCGGTGGGTTGCCTTCGCCCACCGCATGACGCGCAAGGACCTGGTCGATAACTTTGGTGCCATCGGCAAGGATGTGAATCTGAACCTGTCGGATGCGGAAGCCGAGCAGCCGTCCGATGAGATAGCCCATGCCTTCAAGCGGGCGGCGGTGTGGGAAATCTGGGACAAGGACAACAAGGAGGTCGTCTGGATCGCCGACGACCATGATGAGCCGCTTGACCAGGAAGACGACCCACTGGAGCTAGAGACGTTCTTTCCCATTCCCAGGCCGCTGTATTCGATCCCCGGCGACACGATGGTGCCCATCCCCGAATACACGATATACGAGGGCCAGGCGAAGGAACTGGACGGCATCACCAAGCGCATCAAGGCACTAACCAAGGCGCTACGGGTTCGCGGTCTTTACGACGGGTCGGTGGAGGAACTGTCAACCCTCCTGACCGCTGCCGATGAGACGATGATCCCGGTGCAAGGGTTTGTCCTGGCTGAAAAGGACGGGCTTTCGCGGGCTGTGCAGTTCATGCCGCTGGCAGAGATCGCCGGGGTGTTGGTCCAGCTTTACCAGACCCGTGAGCAAACGAAGAACACCATCTTCGAGATCATCGGCATTTCCGACATCCTCCGGGGCGCGTCCAAGGCCAGCGAGACGGCGACGGCCCAGAACATCAAGGCGCAGTTCGGCAACCTTCGCCTGGGCTCACGGCAGAGGGAGGTGCAGCGTTTTGCCCGCGACCTGTTCCGGCTCAAGGCCGAGATCATGGCCGAGAAGTTCGCGCCCGAGACGCTGGAGAAAATGACCGGCAAGCCGATCAGCGAAGAGATGCTCGCCATCATGCAGAGCGACTCGACGCGCGGCTTCCGGGTGGACATAGAGACGGACAGCACCATCGCCATCGACGAGGCGGCCGAGCAAGAGGCCATCACTGAATTGCTGACGAGCGTCGTCACATACATGCAGGGCATCGCGCCGCTGGTCCAACAGGGGGCCTTCACCAAGGAGGCGGCGGTGTCGCTGTTGTTGCTGGCGGTTCGGCGCTTCCGTGGGTCACGGGAGGTCGAGGACACGATCAATTCACTGACCGATAAAGAGCAGGGGCCCGAAGCCCAAGCCGGGCAGCTTGAGCAGGCCAAGCAGATGATCCAGCAGTTGCAGCCACTGGCGGACGAGAACCAGGCCAAGGCGCAGGAGGCCGAGGCGGACAGGCAACTGAAGCGCGAGATCGAGACCGCGAAGATGAACTTGGAGCGCGAAAAGCTGGGCCTCAAACGTGATGAGTCATTATTGGTTGACAAGCGCGAACGCCAGAAGGCCACGGCGGTGATCAGCCAGAAGCGTGAGACCGAACACGGCAACCGGCTCGTAGCATTGGAAGGCCAGGCACAACGAGGCTTCGGTGGATGAGGTAGCCCGCACCATTGCGGGTCTAGAGGAACGCCAGCGGGCCAGGCAGGGCGGGCAAATGGGTATCCTGGGCAACGCGATGGCAGCGCTGCCAGCGGGCTCACGGGACATCAGGCCGCTGCGCCCCGGTGAGTTCCGTCAGAACGATGACGGCAGCCGGTCTACGGAATTATCGGTGACCGTCACAAACCCAGCGTTGAACCAAGGACAGCCGACCAACATCCCGTCCCTTTATATGGAGAACGGTTCACTAGTGCTATTTGATAACGACGACGAAGTGGTAGATGCCGCGCTGGCGACGGGCCTGACGTTCCCAACCTTCAATACTATCGAAGAGGCCGTGGCGGCGGCAAGGCAACGAAGCGACGCTGGCGGGATAGCGCAGGGGGCGCTTGGGGGGCTTCAATGGATGAGGTAGCGCGGACCATCGCGGCGTTAGAGAGCCGCCAGCGAGGCCGCCAGCGCATGGGTGTCCTGGCGAACGCCATGGCAGGGCCACGCGCCCCGGCGACGCTTGAAACGGCCGTTAGGCAGCGTTGGGAT